AGGAGATATAGGAGATCACCAACAGTTAATGGGTGAAGAATGGGCTGAAGATAGATTATTAAAACTAGCTATGGCAATGGGAAGTACAGTTACAAGTAAATCTTATTTAGCTGGTATGCAATCTTTCGTAGATTTATTTTCTGGTCAACCCGGACAATCTAATAGAATTATTGCTTCTTTAATGAATAACACAGTGCCTTTATCTGGTCTTAGAAATGAGATAGGTAAAGTACTAACACCATATACAAGAGAGCTAGGTTCTGATTTACAAAGTTCTATAAGAAATAGAAACTTAATAACTGAAAACATAGCAACAGACCCGTTACCTATTAAATATGATATATTAACTGGTAGACCTATTAAAGATCACGACTTTATAACTCGTATGTTTAATGCGTTTTCACCTGTTAACTTTAACTTAGATTATTCTCCCGGTAGAGAGTTTTTATTTGACAGTGGTTATGATATGAGAACTTCTACATACACCGCTCCAGATGGTACAGATTTATCTGACAGTCCAAAGGTTAGGTCAATGTTCCAACAAGCTATAGGAAAACAAAACTTACTAGCTACCTTTGATAAAATGGCTGAGTCAGAAAACATGCAAACATCCCTTGCAGAAATGCAATGGCATCGTAAAAATGGATTAGCAGATGTTGAACCAAAATCATTCCCACACTACAAACGAATTGCAAAAGAGTTTGACAAGGCTAAGAAACGAGCTTGGGCAAGCATTAAAAAAGATAACGACGTCCAAAAATTGTTACTTGAAGAAAGAAATCAAAAAATAAAAAATAGAAAAGCAAACAAAGGTACAATAGATAAAATTCTAGAAATGCCTAAATAAACATAAGGTGGAAAACCAATGGCAGTACAAACAACTGAAGAATTTAAAAATGGCGGTGCCACCTCATACGCTATTACAATAGAATATTTAAAAGCAAGCGACATCAAGGTAAGAATTGGTGGAACTTTACAAACTTATGTAGCAAGTAACCCAAGTTCTGGTGAATACACCGTAAGCGGTACAACAGTAACTCTTGGAGCACAAGCTGCCTCAGGAACAGGAAACGTACATATATATAGAGAAACAGATGTAGATACAGCAGCAGCCGTATTTGCTGCTGGTTCTTCTATCAGAGCAACCGATCTTAATGCCATACATGACATGGCAAGAATGGGTGTGGCTGAAGCTAGAAGTTTGATTATAAATGCTGATATTAGAGATGATGCTGTAACTACAACTAAAATAAAAGATCTAAATGTTACAAGACCTAAAATAGCTAATGATGCTATTGATGGTACAAAAATAGCTGATGATGCTGTTGACTCTGAACACCTAGTAGCAGACTCAATAGATACAGAACATTATGCTCCCGGGTCAGTAGACAATACAGCTCTTGGAGCAGACTCTGTTACAGGTGCTAAAATAGCTGACGATCAGATTAATTCTGAACATTATATAGCTGGTTCTATAGACCATGAACATTTAGCTAACGATATAATAGATGGTGATAATATTCAAAATGACGTTATCAATTCTGAGCATTACGTAGCTGGGTCAATAGATCACGAACACTTATCTAACGATTGTGTAGACGGTGATAATATACAAGATAATTCTATAAATTCAGAGCATTATGTAGACGGTTCTATAGATCATGTACATTTAGCTAACGACATTATTGACGGAGATAACATACAAAATGATGTAATTAACTCTGAGCATTATGTTGCTGGTAGTATAGACCATGAGCATCTATCTAATGACTGTGTAGATGAAGATAACATTCAAGATGATTCAATTCGAGCTGAACATATAAAAGAAAACGAAGTTACTGATTCTGAAATTGCAACAGGTACTTTAGATAATAGATATTACACAGAAGCTGAATTAAACGGTGGTCAATTAAATAGTCTATATTTTACAGAGTCTGAAATACTTGGCGGTGCTGCTGACAGCAGATACTACACAGAGACTGAGCTAAATGCTGGTCAATTAGACAACAGATATTTTACAGAAACTGAACTTACAGGTGGTGCCTTAGACGGTAGGTACTACACAGAAACAGAAGCTGAAGCTAGATTCCTTAGACAAGACTCTTCTGAAACTATAGCTAGTGGACAAACTTGGTCTAATTCTGACGCATTCGTAGCTACTACTGCTGCTATTAACGCTAGGATTATTGACCTTATTGACGAGGTTGGTGGTTTTACAGCTATTGCAAACCAAACAAGTTTTCCAGCAACAAACCCACAGGGAGCTACAGGACAGTCAGCTATATTAAGTATTGCAGCTACAACTGCAACTCTGACTCCGAGCAATGGAACTATAACCATACCTAACGGAGCTGGTACAGGAAACACTGTTACTATTACTGGTGCACCAACAATACCTCAAAACTTTGGATTCTTAGTAGAGTCAACAACTACAACACATACATATAGTTTTCATAGATTAGTACCTATAGCAACTCAGGTTAATACTGTTGCTTCTAACATTACTAACATTGTTAATGCTGGTGCAAACGTTGTAGATATAAATAACTTTGCTGACCTATATCAAATTTCAAATAGTGCGCCTACACAAAGAGCAGATGGAACAAGTTTACAAGACGGTGATTTATGGTTTGATAATTCCAATGATAATTTACGGGTATATGACGGGACTAATTGGGCTATCATCACCCCTGCACAGAGTGTTCTTGATGATATTGCTATTGTCTCAGGTGCGGTTACTTATTCCGAAGACCTAGGATTAATAACTGATGCTGCATCAACAGGTAGTTCTAATGGTTCATTAGATATAGTTGCTGATGCTTTAGAAGATGAAATAACATTTGCAGTTACAGTTGTAAACTCTAGTGGTAATAAATATGTAATTGATGGCGATACTTCAAATCCTGCTAAATCTCTTACATTACACAAAGGTTGGACATATACTTTTGACCAAAGCGATAGTAGCAATGCTAACCATCCTTTAGTATTTAAAACAGACTCAGGTGCTTATACTACAAACGTAACAGTTACAGGCACGGCTGGTCAAGCTGGTGCAAAGGTGCAAATTGTAATACCAGAAACACAACCTACAGGTAATTTTAGATATTACTGTAGCGTGCATGGTAATGCTATGGGTAATACCATAACTGTTGTAGAAGACCCAATCAAAGCTGTAGCTGATATTGCTTCTAGTGTTGTAACAGTTGGAGGTATAGCTTCTAACGTAACAGCAGTTGCAAATAATACATCTAACATTAATGCGGTACAAGCCAATGCAACCAACATTAACGCCGTACAAGCTAACGCTTCTAATATTAATGCTGCTGTTAGCAACGCTTCAAATATTAATGCTGTTGTTTCCAACGCTACAAACATCAATACAGTCGCTGGTAACAACTCAAACATTACTACGGTAGCTAACAATACAAGTAACATTAACTCTGCTGTTAGTAACCAATCAAATATTAACGCAGCAGTTTCTAACGCTACAAATATAAACACAGTTTCTGGTTCTATAGCTGACGTTAACAGGTATGCAAATGAATACCAAATTTCTTCTTCTGCACCCGGAAGTCCTAGTGCTGGAGATTTGTGGTTTGACACAAGTACTAACACTTTAAAAAACTACAATGGTTCTGCATGGTTAGGTATTACATCTAACTCAGGTATTCAAAACGTGGCAGACGATACTACACCTGAACTAGCTGCTGCATTGGATTGCAATAACTTTAATCTTACTGAGGTAGGAACAGTCAGTGGAAACAACTTACAAATAGATTTCGGTACTCTTTAAATGGCTAAATTATTAAAATTAAGGCGTGGTACTACAACGCAACACGCATCATTTACTGGTGCCGAAGGCGAAGTAACTATAGATACCACAAAAGATACAGCCGTCGTACATGATGGCGCACAAGCTGGTGGTAGACCACTAGCAAGAGAAGATATGTCAAACGTATCTTCAGCTTCTATTGCTGGAAGATTAGGTACAGATTCAATATCAGTAGATAAAATTGCTGCTGGTACATTACCTAATGACGTAAAGGTAAATAGTAATAGTATTATTAACCAAGCAATAATTAACGAAGACGTTAGCAATTCTGCTAACATAGCAAACAGCAAACTAGCTGACTCTGGCGTAACTGCCGGTGCTTATGGTTCTAGCTCTGCTATTCCTATTGTTACTGTAAACGCAAAAGGAGTTGTAACAGCAGCTTCAACGACTTCGATTGATAGTACAAGAATAGATAACGGTAATTCAAACGTAAGAGTAAATAACAACGCAAATATTCTTGTTTCACGAAATGGAACAGATAGACTTGAAGTTACTAATTCTGGTATTGAGGTAACAGGTGATATTGTTGCAACTGGTGATATAAAAGCACAAGGTAATGATATAAGAATAGAAGGTTCACAACCCGGACTTCATCTTACTGATACTAATAACAATGACGATTTCCTTATTTACAACAATAATGGAATTTTAAAAGTATATGATAGTACAGATGGTGCAGATAGATTGTCTATTGCTTCAAATGGAAGAGCAACTTTTGCAAATGATGTTGGAATAAATGGCAACCTAGATGTTGGTTCTGGTCTCGACGTAACAGGAAACATTACAGTTACAGGAACAGTTGACGGTGTAGACGTAGCAGCTCTAAATACAACAGTTGGAAACTTAGGAATTTCTAATGGTGCTATAGCTAGTGGTACAACCGCAGTTACTCAAGGTCAGTCTGCTAATAATACTCAGATTGCTACAACTGCATATGTAAGAACAGCTATTA